CTAAATAAAATGTATTGGTATAATAAAAAGGTATTTGAGATAGTAAACTCAGGTACATCAATAGCAGAATTATCTAGAAAATCAGGAATACCTTACTACTCTCTTTATAATACATATAAAAAAGTGGTAGATAAATTAAAACAAATAATATGAAACTTGGAGATCTTACTGAAAAAATAATAAGTGTAATCACATTTGGGCAGGGTAAAAGAATAGCATCTTGGATAGCAAACAAACTAGGATATGAAGATTGTGGATGTGAGGAAAGAAAACAAAGCCTGAATAAAATTAAAATAAAAAGATGGTAGTTAAATTTAATAAAGATGATAGAAAAAAATGGGAAAAATTTAGAATGGGTAAAAAATCATTCTTATCAAGAGATGAATTTCAAATGGTATCAGAGCTGCACTCATCCTACTACAACCATAGCTTTTACTTACCTTGCACCTGCAATCCAAAACAAATCCAACAATGGATAAAAGACTTGAATAAGATTTGGGATAATGGAGATTAGCGAGGTACATAAATGGGAAAGGGCAGTAACTATGCTGCTTAATGTTTTGGGATGGGATCTTGAATGGGTAGGTAAAGAGGATAAGAGTTGGGATGCTGAAGGTTATAGTATGTATAACAGAAAGGTTGTTATAGAGATGAAGTTTAGAGATAAATACTATGAAGAAAAACTACTAGAGAAATATAAGTATGATAAACTTATGGAACTACCTGATGATATTATCAAGATATATTTTGTAAATGATCCTAAAGCTAATTATATGTTTTGGTTAGATAAGATAGATATGCCTGAACCTACTGAATTATATTGCCCTTCTACTACTATTTGGAATAGTAAAAAGATAAAAAAGCAAGTATATCTCCTCAAAGAAAATATGGCCTCTAGAATAAACTTGAATACTAATTAAATTATTTGTTAATAATTCGTTATATTAGCAGTAACTATTAATATAAAGACAATGGTAATAAGTAATTCAATATTTGAACATTATAGAAAAAAAGAGAAGAAAACACAAAAGAAAATCAAGAGCTTAAAAAAACAAGGCTACATAGTTTTTAAAAAAAAATGAATTATCTACAATATCTAAATGATAACTATTTTAGAGAAAAAGGATATATAAAAATGCAAAGCAAAATAGATAAAATTAAAGTAGATAAGCCTAGACAATATAGAAGTAGGCAAGGTAGATCTGATAAAAAATATACAGAAACTATGAAACTTACCTGCTTTAGTATCATAGGATTATTACTAACATTATTATATATCATATATGACAATATTATTTGATGCAGATTCACTTATATTTGCGAGTTGTTATAGAACTAGAATAGATGGAGAAAAACCTGATGATATATATTATAGAGATATTAAAGATGCTCAAGATAAATACTCAGAGCAATTTATGAAGATTATAAATGATATAGATGAGATTTTTGATGTAAAAAATGTAATAACATTCTCAGGATCTTCAGGTAACTTTAGAAAGATGATTACTCCTACATATAAGGCAAACAGAAAAAAACAAGAGAAACCTCCTCTACTTTATGAGCTGCATCAATTTGTAAAAGACACTTATAATAGTGTACATACTAAAGGACTAGAAACAGATGATCTTGTAGCTCAACAATGGAATAAAATAAAGAATGATTCAGGTAGAGATGAGGTACTAATAGTATCAATAGATAAAGACTATAAACAATTCCCTGCACTTATATATAATTATGTAAGGAAAGAAGTATATGATATAACAGAAGATCAAGCCTTGTATAATTTTTATGAGCAATGTATTGTAGGAGATTCTGCTGATAATGTAAACTACTTCAAGGGTAAGGGTAAGGCCTTTGCAAAGAAATATTATGAAGGATGTAAAAGTCAATATCAATATACCAAAAGATTATATGAATTATTCAAACAAGAATACAAGAGCAAAGCCAAAGAAAAATTTTCAGAATGTTATCATTTATTAAAATTAAGAATATGAAGGCAATAGATATAGCTAATAAAATCTCTGAATTATCAGGATTAGATCTCTTTGAGAAATCAAGGAAACAGAATATAATAGAACATAGAGGATTACTATGTTACATACTTAGAGATAAATTAAAAATGAGATGGCAAAAGATGGAGAAGTTTTATAGATCTCAAGGATGGCCTGTAAATCACGCTACCTTAATAAACAGTTATAGGAAGTGGTATATATATAAGACAAATCAAGATGTTATAAACATTCTTAACCAGTTTCAGTTTGAAGAGGAGGATCAGGATCAGATAGATAAAGTAGAGATGTTAGAAACTAAATGCACTAATCTCAAAAAGAAATTAGAAGATCCTTTAGTAAAACTTGTAACAGATATTCCTGAAAACAAAAAAGAACAAGTAAAAGAGAAGATAGATATGATGAAAAAGGAATGGGAGTGGAAAGAAAAAGTATTATAATGGAAAAAAACAAAGACAAAAGAAAACAGATACCCATATATACAGGATTGATAAAATACTTTCCTAAAGCACTTGCTGAAGTTGCTAGAGTATCTTATATAGGTAATGAGCAGCATCATCCTGATAAACCATTGCATTGGGATAGAGCAAAGAGTACAGATGAGCTAGATGCTCTTACTAGGCATTTATTTGAGGCAGGAGAAATAGATACTGATGGTATGAGGCACTCTGCTAAAGTAGCTTGGAGAGCATTGGCCAATCTAGAAAAAGAACTTGAAAACTCAAGGGATGATAACTGGTATAAAGAACAGTATAACAGAAATAGAGATCCTGAAGATCAAATCAAGTAATTTTTTTCGTTATATTTTTGATTAATCAAAGTTTTTCAAAATATGAAAGTAGAAAATAGAGGAGGTAAAAGAAAGGGAGCAGGTAGAAAACCTAAATCTGAAGAGTTAAATCTTATTGAGAAATTAACTCCATTAGAGCCATTGGCCTTTGAAGCATTAGAGGCAGGATTAAAAAAAGGAGATTTCAAATATGTTCAGCTCTATTATAATTATTATGCAGGTAGGCCTAAAGAAACTAAAGATATTCACATAAACGAAGATCTGCCTATTTTTATAGATTAATGCAAATTCAAAAAACCTTAGCACTCCAAAAACTAAGAAAGCTACAGAATAGAATAAAGATAATTAGAGGAGGATCTTCAGCAGGTAAGACAATAGCCATATTACTAATCCTTGCAGACTATGCAATAAGAAACAAAGGATCTGAAATTAGTGTGGTATCAGAGAGTGTACCTCATCTTCGTAGAGGGGCTTTAAAGGACTTTCTAAACATTATGAAGGCCTTGAATAGGTATGATGAGAGACAGTACAACAGAAGCACTTTAAAATACGAATTTTACAATGGTAGTTACATAGAGTTCTTTAGTACAGATCAGCCTGATAAACTTAGAGGAGCTAGAAGATCAGATCTATTTTTAAATGAGTGCAATAATGTAACCTTTGATTCCTATCAGCAATTAGCAATAAGAACCTCCAATAATATATGGCTTGATTATAATCCTACTAATTTGTTTTGGGTAGATAAAGAACTGATAGGCCAAGATGATACAGACTTCCTTACACTTACTTATAAAGACAATGATAGCCTCCCTGAATCAATAGTAAGAGAAATAGAGAAAGCTAAACACAAAGCTAAGACATCTACATACTGGGCAAACTGGTGGAAGGTATATGGATTAGGAGAAATAGGAAGTTTAGAAGGAGCTTGTATTCCTGATTGGAAATCAATAGATAAAATACCTGATGATGCTAGATTACTTTGTGGAGGCCTTGATTTTGGATATTCTGTAGATCCAAGTGTAATTATAAATCTTTACAAGTGGAATGATGCTTATATCTTTGATGAGATCCTATATCGTAAAGGAATGTTAAATAGAGATATTAGTTATTTCATAAGACAAAACAATATAGGCTATAATATATATGCAGATTCTGCTGAACCTAAATCTATACAAGAACTTAGAAACTATGGTCATAAAGTATTCCCTGTAACTAAGGGTAGAGATTCTGTAGTCTATGGTATAAACCTAATAAATCAAAATGAGATCTATATTACTTCAAGATCTAAGAATCTAATAAGAGAGCTACAAGGATATGTATGGGATAAAGACAAAGAAGGCAATAATCTACAGAAACCTACAGGCCTTCATCCTGATTGTATTGATGCTTGTAGATATGCTTTAATGATGGAATTACAAAATCCCAACAGAGGTAGATACATAATTAGATAAAAAAAGTTATTAAATATTTTGTGGATAAGTTAGAAATACTTATATTTGAATAATATTAATTAAAACTAAAATTATGAAAAAATGTATTTTATGTAACGAAGAGTTTACAGGGTGGGGGCATAATCCTGCTCCTCTTGCAGAACCTCATTTCAAATGTTGCTCAGTATGTAACGATATTAGAGTTATCCCTTATAGGATATATCAATTATCTCAATCTAAAAAAGTGAATAATGGCAATAAAAGCTACAGTAAACTTGATAGAACTAGATGATAGAATAAAACCTATCACTAGGGAGTTTAATAATGAAAGGCATATATATCATTTTAAAAATCACGCTATAAATTATTGGCCTAACATCAAAGGCCTTGATAGTGTTGTAGATGATAAAGGTAATGATATAACAAAGGATATATAATTATTTATTATATTTAAGTATGCCAATAGATAAGATTCAGAACTTAAAGGATCTTGAGTATTATTCCAATATGGAGTTATGCTCAGGCCTTGTTAGAAAATGGAGAAAATTAAAGCCTAATAACAAGGAGCTTAAAAGTTTTGATCTGAACTTATTAGAGATTACTCTATATGTAGTAGAAATCCAAAGGGATAATATATTTCATAAAGAGGCAATAAGTGATTATAGAGAAAGATGGAATAAAGTAAAGCTAGAATTACAAGAGCTGAAAAAGAAATATGATAAGTTGGAAAAGGATTATAAAAAAGACTTTAAAACCACTTAGATTTTTCATAGAGTAGTTTTGTTAATTTGGTTAGTTTGGATAGTAGGCAGAGGTACAATTTGCAAGTGGTTTGTGTATCTCTAGCCTACTTTTTTTTTTAAATAAAATGTTAAATTAAATTCGTTATAATAATATGAAAATCAAGGTAAACATTCCTCAGAGCTTAGATGATGTTACTCTCAGGGATTATAAACACTTCTTGAAGATACAAGAAAACAATGAAGATGGAAGATTTATAAAGGCCAAGATGCTTGAGATCTTCTGTAAGATAGGATTGAAAGAAGTATATAGAATGAAGTATAAGGATTCAGAGGAGGTACTATCTATACTAGAGAAAACCTTTAATGATAAACCTTCTTTGGTTAGAAAATTTAAACTGGGTAAAACTCAATATGGATTCCATCCTCAACTAGATGATCTTACTTTTGGAGAGTATATAGATCTAGATACATATATTGGAGATTGGGATAATATTGAAAAAGCAATGAATGTACTGTACAGGCCTATAATTACAAGTATAGGAGAGAAGTATGCTATAGATGAATACAATACAGAGAATGATAAGTATTTACTTGATATGCCTATGAGTGCAGTAACTTCATCCATTTTTTTTTTGATGAAACTAGGAGCAGATTTATCAAATCATATCCTGAAATCTTTGGAGAAGGACAACGAGGAGATCTATCAGCAGTTTCTAACTTTGGAAAAAAATGGGGATGGTATCAGTCAATTTGGGCTTTATGTGGATCAGACATTACAAAAATTGAACATATCACTCAACTAAATGCTCATAAATGTTTTACTTGGTTAGCTTATATGAAAGACAAAAATGAGATGGAAGCTCAAGAACTTAAAAAGAAACTTAAATGAGTAATCAAGGTATAAGAGGTTTTTATCAGATCACAAATACTCTCAAGGATAAACTCCTTGAAGATATAAATATAAATACTGTAACTACAGGAGATATATCTGATATTAATCTTAGAAAGCAGGATATGTTTCCTATGGCTCACATCATAGTAAATAGTGTGGTAGTAGGAGAGCAAACTCTAAGTTTTAATTTAAGTGTACTTTCTATGGATATGGTAAACCAGTCCAAAGACTTACCTGTAGATATTTTTACAGGCAATAATAATTTACAAGATATTCTAAACACTCATTTAGGAGTGCTGAATAAATTGATACAATTATTAAGAAGAGGATCACTACATACAGACCAGTATCAGCTTGTTGGAGATCCTACCTTAGAACCTTTCTATGATAGGTTTGAAAATCAGTTAGCAGGATTTACTGCAACTATGGATATAATAATTTATAACGATATAACAATATGCTAAGATGGAACTCTCAGAAAACTCAAAACTAACACTAGACCTCAAAACTATAGGAGTAATAATATTCTTTACAATATCACTTGCTGCTACATACTTTACCTTATCCTCTTCTGTAGCACAAAACTCTTCTGATGTAGAAGATCTTAAAATAAATTCAGTAAATCCTATAGAGTTCCAATATAAAGATGAGCTTGTAAGATCTACAGTACAAAGATTAGAAGAGAAACAAGATGTATTATCAGAGGATATAAATGAAATAAAAGAAAATCTAAAAAAGATAGATGAGAGGTTATATCAAATAAGCAAGGGAAGATGAAAGCATTATTATTTATATTATTACTAACAGGATCTATATATGGCCAAGATTTCAAGAATGATATAAGTGTTGTACAATTCTCAGCAGGTTTTGTAAAAGATTCTGAGGTAAAACTAACCCCATTCAAAACTTATAATATATACTATTTTAAGATGGAGGAGAAAGCAGTTTTATTTAAGGAAGAAAACATTAAGTATATCCCTACAGTAATATTATATCATAATGGCAAAGAAGTTACTAGAGTTGAAAGTGGTATTGATTTAAAACTTCCTGAAAACTGCATAGAGATTATAAAGAAACATATAGATAAAATAATAGAAGATAAATTTTAAAGATGAAAAAACTAATAACAATATTACTAATATTACTAACCACAAATGTAAGTGGCCAAGTATTTAAAAAGATATATGATGAGGTATTTAAGTATTCTACAATTTATGTGGCTGCTGATGTAAGAGAGGCCTATGAAACAAGATACCCTGATTATTTCATAAGAACAGATCCTGATGATTTATATGC